GGGTTGAAATCCCACGGCGGGAGCACCGAATGCGAGCCATGCGGATAGTCCGCCGTGAACACCTGCCGCGTGTCATAGGCCGCGTGCAGATCATCGCCACGAAACATCCAGCGCTCAGCAACGATTGCGTTTGCGCCATAGCCAACGCGCGCCGTGACCATGTGGAACTTCGGCAGGTAGCCGAGCGGCTTATAGATCGCCGAGAGCGCCCAGCCGACGAACGGAATCTTGATCTTGTCGCCGCGCATGCACCGACATTGGTACTCAATAAGCGCTTCCCGAACCTGCTTGTCAATCATCCCCGCGTCCTGGACGATCAGGTAAACATCCCAGCCGTGTTTACGCGCGTGAATTAGCCAGTCGATGACGGCCAATCGGTCCTTGTCCTGGAAAGAGCGGGAATTCAGCCAGGAACCCAACTCGTCCAGGATCAAAACACCATTGCGCGACTCGTCATAGCTTTCCGGGTTGCCGTGACCAATCGCCGCCAGATCGAAACTCGTCGGCTTGTCAGGAAGTCTGGTGTACATCGTGCGCCTGGACGAAACAAGCCGCCGCGTATCCAGGTTCACATTTGACGCCACGCGCCGCCCCGCCAATAGAGCTTGCTGCGCCATCCAAACCGTGAATTTGGTTTTGCCCGTGCCGAGCTTCCCCTCAACGCTATAGACGGGCATCAGGCCGCTCCGGTTGTCGCCATCTTCGTGAGCTTCGTCACGTACTTTTGCCCGGCGACGCAAATCCAATACGCCGACAGCGACGCCAGGAGCGACCCGGAAATCGGCGGGAACAGCAACCCGAGCAATTGCCCATACGCAGTATTGAACACGCCCGAGAGCAACGGATAAAGCTGTTCGGTGTAGTAGATGACACAGCTAATATAAATCGTCGCCAGTGTCATAACCGCCGTAACCCGAATCGCATTTTTGACGCCGACCAGGACAGCCAGGAGGTTAAACAGCGGCTTAAAGCACGCGACGATCAGAGCACCCAATTGCGGCATAGTGAATCCTCAATTCGCGGAGAACGTGGAACGCCAGAACATGGAGATAAAGCCGAAGATGGTTCCCAACGTCCAGACCACCGACATGAGATCGTGAAACACCGGGACAAATTGGCAGACATCAATTTGCGTGAGATAGGGCGCGAACGCTTCGCCCAGGTCAATCGGCGCACAGCCCGTTGGCAGCGCGAACGCCCACTGCAAGGCAGGCAACGCGGGAAGCTTCGCCTGGGGGTCGGTAGCAAGATCCTTTAGGTCCTTGTACGCCTTATCAGCCTCCGCCTGAGGGTTCATATCCGCCGTAGCCTCAGAAGGCTTCGGCGTGCCGGTCTCATCGACTTTGACGTTACAAGCAGGCTTGCCCTCGATGCCGCACTCCGCCTTCGGCTCCTGCTTCGTCTGATCGGTCCCGCTTGGAGACTTTTCCTCCGTCTTCGTGTTCGTCACGCCGGTTGCACCGTCATTGGTGACAGTCGTCGTGCACACCTCGCTAGTCGTGACCGTGGCCCCGCTGGTGCTGTGATTGAACTTGCAGGACTCCGTTTCCGTCCTGGTGGAACCATCCGCGTTAATGCTGGTCCTGGTCGTCGTCTTACTGTCGCTTTGCGCAGGGTGCGACGTCACCTGAGGATCAGCCACCGGCAACTTTTCGCCCGTGATTCCCGCCGCCTCGACGGCCGCGCGAGCAATCGCAGAACTCGACGGCCACCCGCTTTGAGCCGCAATCGCATCAAGGAACGCCTGTTCCTCAACCGCCGTTTGCTGCGTGCTAGTCGCGCCGTACCTCTGGATGGAAACACCATTGTAGTAAGCGCCATTGGCCCGGTAGACATAGCAAAACCCGTTGGCGCCCCAAGGGTCCCCCGAGTCATTGACCGTGACATAACCGAACCCTGTCCCGAGCACGGCCTTACCGTAGAGCGTGCAGCTTTCCAGCATGGTCGGAGCGTCCGTCGCGGGCAATGTATACGTCCGGTAATAGCACCCCGTGACCGCGAAGCAACCCTTCTCATCCTTCCGCCACGGCTCCGTCTCCGTGGACGGCCAGAAGCCAAGTTCGCGCGCAAGGTCATACATCGCCATGCCCGCCGTAACGTAGAACGACCCCGCCGCCATCTTCGCAGCCGCGCGCCCGATCGCACCAACAGCCGCCGCAGTAGGCACCCTGCCCTTTGCACTCGCGGGAACAGGGTTGCCAGCAGGGTTCCGATACGTGCCCGAGGTAGACACGCCGAAGCCCGCCCCACCGTCAGGCGCCGCGTTGAACGCACCAGGAGAGGCTACAGGCGTCCCGTTGGACCCGAAGCTAGCCGTGGTGTTGCCCGCGCCCGTTGCGGTCATCATGAAGCGATCAAAGGCCGTCGAACTGGACACGGACTGCGCGCGAGCAAACGCCGCGCCCAGCACCAGAACCACGACCAGGACCGCACGCAGAAGGCCGCGCATCACAGCTCGAGCCTCCGCGCCATGGGCCGCGCACGACCCTCACAGAACGACGCGCCCCGCTCCACCGGGTCACAGTGCGCGAACCCCGAAAACTGGCCGCGCGGATCAGACGCACAAGCCGCCAAGGCCACGGCGACCGCCGACAGCCAAAACCAAGATTGCCGCATGGAAGCACCTCCGCACAAGGGCCGCACGCGACCCTTGAACCGAGCGCCTACCCGATTACGAGGCGCGCGGGATCTTCTTCACGTACTTCAGGGCGACGAAGAAGATCACGGCCACGGCGCCCAGGCCGACCAGCTTCGGGCCGTAGGCTTCGACCTTCGCGGTCACATCCAGGACGGCCTGATCGAAGGGGTCCGCGGTCTGCGCGAACGACAGGACCGGGGCCATCGCCGCGACGGCGGCGATCTGGGTACGCAGGGACAGGTTGCGAGCGCGCTCGCTGATTTGCTTCAGGTTCATGGTTCTCTCTCTGAGGTTGGTTGATGAAATGCCCCGGAATGGAGCCGCAAGGGCCGCACGCGACCCTTGAGGCTTCACACAGACGCCATGAGCTTGCGAATCCATGCGCGCGAGATGCCCGCGCCGAACCCGATAGCCCAAATCCCCGCCGCCGTGGAAACGAGCTTCAAGATGGTTACTACGTCAAGCATCCTTGGACCCCACCGAGTAGCCATGAAAGAACAGGAAGATGATGCAAGTCCAATAGATGGCCTGCATCACCTGGGCAGGGTTGGACCAATCGAGCATCAGCGGTCCCCTCGCAGGTTGTTCTCCCCGTGATTACCAACGGGGAGGGAAGACAGGACGGCTACGGCACCGCCAACCACGGCCTCACGGCCGTGGAAGGCGGCGCCTACGCCGTCCTGCGGCAGGTAATCGTTGGCAGTGCCCAGGCGATCCAGGTCGATCAAGGATGGAAGGTCCTCCGGTTCGCACCAGTCCTGGACCAGCTGGTGAGCCGTCTCAGCATCGGGCACCACGCCGCCGCCAGCCTCGCGCAACGACGCGACCCACATGGGCGTCCCATCTTCCAGCGAAGGGCACAGGAACAGCCCCGACGCGAGCGATTGCACGAGGAAGCGGGCCATGCTTACGCCGCAGCCTTCGCAGCCGCACCATTGACCGCAGGAGCCGCCGCGCGCTCGATAGGCTTGATGGACACCAGCTGGAGCTTCACGCCGCCGTTGCCGTTGGCGTCCTGCTTCGCCGCTTCCATTTCGAACACGGCGACCGCCTTGACCGGCAGCGAGTTGCCCAGGTGCGCCCACTTGTCGAACTCGGTCGCGTCGCCCAGCTTGAACGGGCGGGTAACACGACCGATAGAGCGACCGGCGCCGTTCTCCTTCAGATCGACCTCACAGTGGAACGTGCAGGACGAAAAGGCCTTGCCTTCGAAGCTGCCGGTGCTTTCCTTGACAGCGTGAACGATAACTTCCGAGTTGAATTGCATGAGGTTTCCTTTAGGCCAATGAATGCCGCTATGCGATGGCCGGGCCAGGACCAGCAGCGGAGAAACCACCCATCACGGACGAAAACGCCGCCCGCAATTCCGTGGATGAAAACTTACGCAGACGCCCAGGCAATTTCTGGTTTTCCACCAGCATGAGGAATTCGTCGCCCAGGTGGTGAAATGCCGCCGCAATGGTCGGAGCAGCGGTATTGAGCGCCCAGCGCAGATTGCGCGTGACTTCCGCCTTTACCGTTTCAATCGCAAGGCGCGGAGCCGTCGCAATTGCCTCAGGGACCGCCCTGCCCTTTGCTTCCGCCAGGAGGGCGCAATGCCAATCGGAGGCACCGGCGAAGAAATCACCAGGACGCCGCAGCACATCGGATGGCAATTCGCGCAGCTTGTTTCCGTAGCGCAATTCCGCGCGCACCCAGGGGGAGCCGGATTCAACCCCGAAAAGCTGGTGGCCCTTTTCATAGACGTTCGTCTGTTTGCCCGCCTCTTTAGAGCCGAAGTAAAACGACCGCTCCGACCCCGCCTGAGTCCAATTGCCCACCATGTTCGGCTTCGGACGCTTGCCACAAACGTCCATTGCGCCAGCTTCGAAATCAGCCAGGACGCGCGCCATTCCGCCCTCCAGGCCGTCAAAGAAATCAAGAGCCAAATCCGCACGGGTAATCGTGGCCTTGCAATCGTCAATGAAATCAGCCAGCCGCCGATTCCAACCCGTAGCCGCGAACGTGCAGGCAGCGCCGTACAGGTTGCAATGGATGGTCCTGGACTGCGCTTGCTGGCGCGGAGAGTCTCCCGAGGCCAGGAAGCCGACCCAGCCGCATTCCGCGCCGTTGCGCTCGATGCTCCAGCGGTGCCGATAGAAATCGTGCCCCTTGCGCATTTCAGGGGCGACCGAGAAATCAGACCCAAGCAACCGAGCAACGTGCTGCGCCAATTCCAGCGCCTGGGAGGAAGCCGCGAAGTCCGGGTCCGGAACTTCACGCAGCGCAGCGCGGAATTGCTGGAGCCGGTAATCCGTTTCGTCCCACTGATCCATCGGCAGCGGGAAAAGCGCCTCCGCAGCCGCCAGGGGCGCATTCCGCAGAAAGGTCGTGAACCGAAGCCAGTCCACGTGCACCAGCTCGCCGGACTCCTGCCGCTCCGCTTCCAGGCGCAGCTTCACTTCCCCGCCGTCCAGGACGAGCGGGCAAGTCTTGGCCTTGCGCACCAGGATGGAGCCAGCTGGCCGCGTCACCGAAGGAACCCCGCCACGACGCCAGAGACGAACCCCTCACCCCAACCGAACAGGGCACCACAAAGGAAGACCACGTAACCGATGAACGCCCGCCCGCCCCACCGAGCGACAGCGTAGAGCGCCGACTCCCAGCCGCCACGCTCGGCAAGGTACTCCGCATCACACACATCAGCGCACGACACGCGCGGGCCGAGATCAACCGGGCTGAACTCCAGACGCTGGCGGTTCATTGCTGACTGCCCCGCTGCATCTGTTCCAACTCCCGAACCGCCTCCGCCGCATCGACCGCGCTGCCCCGCCCCCAGCGGTATTCCGCCACCACGCAGACGAGGTCCTTGTAGCGCCGCGCCACGTTGGCAGACCCGTTGATGACGGAGGCAGGAACCCGAGCCATCGCAGCCGAGCGACAGCGCGCCTTGAGCGAATCGGACGAAGCAGAAACTACCAATGGACAGCCCTCCGGGTTTGCCCCTACCCTCTTTCGTGTCCAGCAGGTAAAGCCGGATGCAGAGCAGTGAGCATCAATCTGTAAGTTGATGCTGAGACTAACGGATGAGGTTTATTCCATGCAAATAATCGTTTCTCTGATTGACAAGGCCGCCGAGTCGTGCGGGTCCCAGGCGAAGTTAGCCGCGCGCCTGGAAGTGACCCCGCAATTCCTGAGCGCCATCAAGAAGGGTAAAAGCACGTGTCCGCCAGAACTGGCGGGCCTTCTAGCCGAGATTGCAGACGAAGAAATCGCCCCTGCCGTCCTCGATGCCGTCATGGACGGATTCAGCAAGACCGAACGCGGTCAACGGGTAAAGGAGGCGATGCAGAAGGCTTTTTTGGCTGGCGCGGTGGCAACTTTCGCCACTTTCGCAACAGCGGCGGACGCTAAAGCCCCCACGCCACCATCAATCAACAGCTTGACGAAATACGCATCGTATCTTCTGGCTGCGCTGAATAGGTTTCGGCTATCGCGGCGGGTCCGTGGTGCGTACTTGGGTTTTCAAAAAGTTCAGCCAGGCAGATCCCCAATCATAGGCAGCGCCTATCCTGCCGCTCCAGCTAGGTCTGTTTAACCTGCCGCGAACGGCAGCTTAAACAGACCTGGCTTGCGCTACCCCGTAGCCCGCACACCACACGCCGACGCGCCGCGGCTGAAAGAGGCTCCGCAACTGCCCTATGAAACTCTGCGAGTTTCGCCGGGCAGTCGCTCCCGCCTCATTCAGCAGCGGCTAGCACCACCGCCGCAAGAATACCGGTCTTCTAGGGCGCGGAAGGAGGCACCAGGGGCGCAGGCCCCATGCCCCGCGACAGGCGACAGCGCCTCTACGACCGCAGAGAACGGCCAGGAAGGGGCACAAAGCCGCTCACCAAGGGCAAAGGGGCGCGCTGGTGGCATCGTGGCCCGTAAGCCGGGTACGTCGCGCGTGACAGGTTGACTTTGGCCGCGCCCCGTGGAGGGACGCTCCACCCTACGCACCTCCGCTCTGAAACTCTGCGAGTTTCGCCGCGAAGGTCCGCAGGGTTGCGCTACAGGGTGAGGGACCAGTCCAGGACTCGCCCCAGGAGGCCCCCACGGTATCCGGCGACGTAGCCCACGGCGTAGCCGATGAACGCTGCGCCCGCGACCACCACTATCCCGGCAGTTCTCCGAACTGCCGGGACAGTGCTGATCGTGTGCCACCGTGTCACAGCACGCCAGCGCGCTCCAGTCGGCGGGTCCAGTAGATGCGCCGATCAGGAGGCAAACGCTGCAAGGAAACCACCAGGGCAGGCTTTGGCCGTGGCCTGGACGGACGCCGGGCAGCTGGCGGCCGCAAGATGCCCCGCAGGACATCGAGCAGCACGGCCAGCTTCGGCGGCTTG